ACTATGCTGCTAGTACCTTTGCCGGGCTACCCCTTTGATTTTGTTTTCTTTTTTGCTGTTCTGAGACCTTGTTCTAAACGTTTTCTGAATCTAACCTCGATACCATCCTGTTGCGAAAATACCACACCATTGAGCGTCTCAGCGAATGGGAACAGAGGGCGATACTGCGCTCGGTCTATATATCTGGCCACCATACGAATGCGCTGGCCACCTCTTTTAGTCTGCCTGCCGTACCTCTCCCAGATTCCTTCATATTGATCACCGATCTTACCTTTAGGCACGCCCTTAAAGAACTTGCCTTTATCGTTGATCATCCTGGCATAGGTTGCCTGAGTAATGTTTCCATACTTGTTTAGCTTAGTATGCTGGGTGGATATCAATAGAGCGCGGCGCTCAGGGAAGCGTGTGCCGCCCTTAATTTGGAAACGCATATACTCTGCCTGAGCCTTATCTATGAAGACCTCAGCAGTAAGGTTTTGCCTGTTGGCTTTGTTTACCTTAAAGCCTTTCTTGGTAAACCCTGTCGCCCCACCTTCAAAAACCTTATCGGCCTTCTCAGCCAGTACCCTGCCGCCACGCCCTGGCCCAGCCTTAAACGCCACGTCATTCAACGCGCCAACAGTCGCAAAAGGTATTTGACGCTTTTGCGTTTCGTCTAGAAACCTTGTAACGCTTCTGATGTTACTGCTTACATTGATTCTCATTATTGCACCGTTGGCTCTTCTAGTTCCAGGATAACAACTGTGCCAGAGGTATCCCTGGCATCAAAGATAATCTCATCACATGAGTCGCAGTTAATCGTTCCGCTGTACTCATAGACCACACCATAAGTGTCGCCATCACAGTGGTGACAGGTGACCTCATTCTGGAAGAACGCTAATGCTTTCATGCCTCAACCATACTACAGATCGTCCGGTCTTGTCACCTCACCGCCGCAAGCTGCATAGCCTGCCAGGTCAACCCAGCTATCCTCTGATTCTGGATCATGTATTAACCGGCTCTGTTTTACCGCAATCATACATAACGCCACCTGGGCAGCGGTAACTTTAGTTTTAAGTAATTGCGACCAAAGACCAGCAATGGTTTCAAAGTTATCTTTGACCGTACCATACTGCTCGCCTCGGTCGGCCACCTTAACCTTAGCATCATCTAAAAAGTCAAATCTGTCTCTAAGAGGAGACTCCGTCTGTTTTATAGTCATTAACCCTCAACCCACACACGTTACATTTATATTTTGTTTTCATTTCATCGGATGAGACCCGATCCATCTTTGAGTAGCACTTAGGGCAAGCCCCAACAGATAACTGCTTTTGCATTGTGCCATCGCCTTTTTCTATCATGCCCCCCTCCTTAGAATGGTATCGAATCATCCAGCTTAGTCTCAATTGGCGTTTTTATCTTTTCAATAATCGCCCCAGGCCACAAATCTTTTGTCGCATTAATAGCGGCTGCATCATCTAAATACTTTTGCAGGATCTTTGCAACCTCTGATGCGCTAAATACAACCATCTCTCGGTTTTCGCGTTTGACCTTGCTCACCTCATAATCCGTCCTGGTAACTGCTAGCACCCTGCCATCAGGCATAGCCGCCTCAATATACCCACCATCAAGCGGCTGCACGCCAGCCTCAATGGCTGCTCTCTCTACCGCGTCCACACCGCGCAGCGTCACCTCCACCTGATGCTCAACATCGTGCTGATCCTCGATAGCTTTATTAAGCCGATCCATCTGAGCCTCAAAGCGATCTCTCAAACTACCATCGATCAACCATATCAGTCTATCGACACCCCATTTAGCCTCAAGCTGGCTAACCCGGTCATCATACCTATGGATCGCCTCCTGCATCCGGCGCATAGCACCTTGACTCGGCGCATAATAAATCTTATCTGGTTTTGGTCTTTTTTTAGCCACCATAATTATCTCCCTTGCTGAACGTCCGTCCAATTGTCCGTCCGTCCTGTCCGCCCTATAGGGGGGCGGACGGACGGACAAACGTCCAGGTGACCGGACAAACGTCCGCGGACACCGGACAAAACTGCATTAACTAATTGATAATCCATACTTTCCCATTGTCCGATGCCACGATACGTTTGCGGACAAGGGCATGTCTAGCGTCAGATGCCCTACGGCGGTCTAAATCGGGGCATTTGAGCCTGTGAGCGTCCGCCCAGGACTTATTTGTTACCCTATTTACACCCTGATCTATGAGCAGATTTTGCAGCGCCTCAAGCGCCAATTGCTCATTTTCGTCCGTCTTTTTACGCGGTTTCGGAGCCGCCTCATCAGCCTTTTTAAGCACGATTGACGCGCCATCCATTAAAGCAACTTCGACCATTTCGAAAACATGATCATCCGCAGGCTCTGCATCTTTTTGCTTTTCGCACTTCATAGTAACGAACCCATCATCCTTAGTAACGACCAGGGAAGTGTCCACAGCCCCTAGCAGTGCCGAGCTACCTCGCATCCCTCTCGATGAATCTTTACCCGAATGGTGGACGCCAACCAGGGCGCATCGGCAATGCGTTTTAACGCTATCCGCTGCCGCTACCCATAGGCCAAGCTCGGTTGCTGAGTTCTCATCCGCCCCGACCAATGACCTGGCAACCGTATCAACAAACACGCATGACCAGCCATCCCCGGCCTTGTCAATGGAGCGCATTAGCTTTTCCACCTCATTTCCCTCACGGAAGTTTACCGCGATAGGCAGGATATATAGATTACCCTTATCCTTTACCTTATTGTGCATCTCCCAGGCGCACAGGCGTTTGCCCAGGCCACCAACACCCTCCCCGGCTATATATAAGACCTTCCCGGCCTTTACCGGCATTCCTTGCCACGCCACGCCATTGGCGATAGAGAGCGCCATATCCAGGGCGATAAAGCTCTTGCCCGCCCCAGGCGCGCCGTAAAGCACAGTCAAGCCGTGAGCCGTAATTATCCCGGCATCACCCCCTCCGATCGCCCAATTAATCGGCGGCATATTGCGTAAATACTCAGCCCCGACAAACTCAAACAGATCACTGTCGGCCTCAGGTGCGGCCTCTGCCGCCTTTAGCTCCGGCGCGCTTTCTATTACCGGAGTATCCTTAACCGCCGCCAAAAGCGCCTCAAGGCCGTTTCCAGCCTCTAACCAGTCAACCACATCCCCTTTGAGGGGCAAGCCTGGCAACTCTAAGCGCTTAATCATATCAGCCACGCCAAATAACTCAGAGACGACAAGATCGGCATGAGCCGATCCAGCCTCATCATTATCCGGCAGGATAACTATCCTGCGCCCTTTAAAATGCCTGTTTAGCTCTGATTTCCAGTTCTTAGCACCGCCGTGATTAGAGGTAGCTAAAAGGCCCATTTTAGCTAATTTATCGGCAGCCTTTTCACCCTCCACGATAAATATGGGCATGTTTGGCTTAGCAATAATATCTGGCAAACGGTAAGGCAACGCCTCCACCCCTTGCATATTATACACCCAGTCGCCCTTTTCATCTGGTCTACGCTGGCGAAATGTCTTCGGTTCAAAGCGCTGAACCTGATATCTGACCTCGCCGTTTTCATCCACATAATCATAACAGGCGCTCATAAACCGGGCTGGCTTAATGCTTTCCTGCATGCGTTTTTGGATACCGAACTTTTTTTCCAGTATGTCCGGGATCGTGTAAAGGGGCGAAACCCCCTCGTTTTGTTTCACCAGGTCAATGACTCCGCCGCCCTCATTGGCTTCGAAATCAAACCAAGTGCCTTTACGGAGATCAACCTCCCGGCTGCCATTATTGCCCCAGCGCAGCGTATGTCCGCGCCTTAGAGTCGGCTCGCCCCAATAGGTCTTTGCGACCTCTTCTATATAAGCTCCAATATTGTTCATTGTAATTCCCTTATCCCTTTTCCCTTGTAAGCGGCAGGGTGGCGACAAGGGAAAACGCCACCCTGCCTACCGCACTAGAAGATGTCGCCGCCTGCCTCTGGTGCAGCCGGTGGCGTGGCCGCATGAGGCGGCGCAGCCATCTCTGGTGCGGGTTCTTGTGGAGCGCCCTCGCCGCCAAGTGCAACCGGACGTTTTGTCCAGCCAATCACTGACCACTGAGGCACGCGCCAAGTCTGTGTTTGTCCATCGTTTAGCTGCTGAACTTTACGCTCAGTGCCAGCAATTTCGACAACCGGAACTAGACCCGGATTAGAGGCTGCTCCAGCCTCATATTGCTTATAAATGATCTGCATCGCTGCATATACATTTTTGGAGGTGCTGCTTAACTCACGCACCCCGATTTCTTTATTGCAAAGCCGGATTCTAAAACCCCATTTGAAAAGCGGATTTCCATTAGTGTCCAAATCCGTTGGCTTTTCTGGCGGCATGTCGCCGATGCGAACCATCCGAAAATCGGGCGCAGGCTTGTATCCAATATAACCTAACTCCAGCGCCTCTATATCCATCGCCACTTTGACCGGCAGGGTTAGCTCATGATCGTGATTAGTCCATTTGCCGTTTTCCTGTACGCGCTCAACGGCAATAAAGCTGCCATCTTTTGCGCTAAATTTTAGGATCGGGGTACGATCCCCACCACCTGAACCACCTTCGCTTTGATATTCTAACATCTTTTTCTCCTTTAGACGTTTTGACGTTTTAACGTTAAAATCGGCTCAATACTTTGAACCCCTCGATCGGGTAATAGGCGCAGATGTCGCTATCCTGAGGATCGCCACGATCCGTCCTGCCACCCATTTGCAGCGAATGCTCAGCATCAAAAGATATCCGTGCCAAAGCATCCGTCCACAAAACTATCAGATAAGACGGTAAACCTGTCGTTTCTGTCAACTGTTTTGCCCTTACAACTTTATGCAGATTTACCATAGCCGTTGAAAACTTGTTCATTTCAAACGTCCTGGCTTTAATCTCTCCAAAGGCGACCGGGGCATCTCCTATAGCGTCATGAATAACAACGTCAAGCCCATATTGCATTGGCAGTTTGTGCAATATGTAATTATGCGGCTTTAGCAACTCAGCCACCCGGCGCTCATTTGATAAATCATTTGCCGATTCGTAAAGCGGCCTATTCATCAGCCAGATGCTCCCTAATGATCATCATCGCGGTCACTTGGTCACACTCTGTCGCATAGCGCCAATCATATTGCTCGTTAAAATCACCGGCAGGCAAATAGTTATCCATCCCAACGATAGCCGCTACCGGGAAACGCCACCTGATCGGCAATCGGTCGTATTTGTAGACTAAAAGGGGCAATTTGCCGGTCGCTTTTGCTGCGTTGCAGCATTGTGTCCACCAGGCAGGCTGGATGCCGTATCCGGCGCGATAACGCTTCGCCTCAATACTGAAGGGAAAATCCGGCATATCGACACAAATAAGATCACCGTGATCAGCGGCCCGATATTGCTCGATGTCACGCTTGAAGCTTAAACCAAGCTCCTCAAACAGGATTTTGGAAAGCTCCCTCTCAAAAGAGGCTCCTTT